CCCCTGTACGGCTTCCGCTTCCGCCCAGGACAACACCGTATCCGCCACAAACACCGGGAACGTACTGCCGAACGCGGCCGGGGTTTCCTGCCCCAGTGCTACGGCCACGTCCGCCCAGTCCAGCGCCTGGTCAAACTGGCCTGTATCAAACAGCCAGACGACACACCAGGCAAAAACAGGATTCTGTTGCACACTGTCACTTTCCAGCCAGGATTGCGCGGTCGGCATCCAGCGCGGTAACAGCACATCACGCTTAAATTCCATGCGCTCAGCGCGGCTTTCAATCGCTGCAGCTGCGGCGACATCTTTCTCCAGCGCGACAATCTGAATATGCAGGCTGGTTTCCGTGTCCAGAGACTGCTGCTGTCGCAGTAACCGCTCCGCTTCAATTCGTGCGCTGTGGCGCTGTGCCGGTGACAGTTGCATAGAATCCCCCTTACTCCCCTGCCGGAGGCGTGACCGGTGCCCCGATAGTTACCGCACTTTCATCAAACGCGGCATACAGTTCCGGATACTCAACCGCATAACCTTCATTACGCAGGTATTTGTTTTCGTACTGTTTACGGTCTTCCACAAACTCCGCCTTACGCTGGCGTGTGCCGCGCTGGGTGTAGATGTGCAGGTTCGGCAGCGTGGTGACGATCATGCGTTTACCCGGCATGAACGGCGGGACGTAAGCCGTGCGGCCGGCGATGCTGTCAGACAGCAGTTGCGCGGCGATCTTCTCGGTCGGCTTATCCGCTTTCTGGTACAGGCGGAAAGATTCAGCCGCCACAAGGTCAGCGCCAACCAGCACCACCAGACGCGGGTCATTACGGTACTGTGCCGGGATTTTGGTATTGATGAGATCGGAAGCCATTGCATCCAGCGACACGTAATCGCCTTTCCCGTCACCGTCCAGCACCACCGCATCAGTGATGATCTGCTGGCCGTCCTTCCACTCTTTGACGATCTGATGCCAGCCCTTGTTCACATCCTCGCCGTTCGGGTTGGTTTCCGCGTTCGTGGTTTCGGCCACTTTGGTACCGTTAAAGCCGATACGCAGCATATCCAGCGCAAACGCCTGATTGGTGAACTCCTGAACACGCTGGAAAAACTCGTTTTCATCGCCGGCGTTCGCCCAGACAGAAAGCAACTGCCAGGTGAGTGCGGCGCATGAGTCGGTCTCAACCAGACTGTAATCATTACCACTCACGCCCACTTTCTTACGGAAGCGGCCATCCAGCACACGCCCGGTATACAGGCCAGAGCTGCCAACCGGAACCACCTGCCCCTGCAACTGATCGACATCGGCAACGGTGATCAGATTCAGGAAATCAGACTGCTCCATCAGCGCATTGCGCAGCTGGGTTTCTTTGGGGTCGGTGAGTGCAAACCAGCGTTCACTGTCGGTCGCCCCGTAGGATTCACGCAGCCCGGTGTGATACTGAAGCAGGAACTCACGGGCTTTCGCATTTAATTGCATATTCTTTTTCCTTAAAGAAAAGTAGTGTTATCCCTTACAGGAAATTGAAGCCTTTTTTGCCCTTGCTGAATTTCTTGTCCGGCAGTTGAGTAACTTTGTTATTCAGCTTGCTGAAGTTTTTCACCAGCTCCGGCAGGTTCCCCACCAGACGCGCAAAATCTTCGGTGTCCACCACTTCCTTCACGGTGTCCACATCGTCCTGCACATCAGATACCGCTTCTTCCGCCTCACCCAGACGGGTTTCAATAGCAGATACGCGCTTATCAATGGCATCCAGCGCTTCAGCCAGCGCCTGTAAGGCATCAGACTGTGAAGGTTCCTGCTCCGGGGTCTGCTCCGGTTCTTCGATACTGAAAAAATGGCGCCAGCCCTTTTTCGCTGTCTTTGACATTCCCTTTTCCTTTTTAAATTCCCTGACTTCATCAAACGCCAGCGGCTTGTATGGTCCGATGCGTTTTCCCCTGGTGCGGCTGAAACGTAACCGTGTGGTGCTTACCCCGGCCGGACTGTCAGTAATGGCCAGTCCCTCAAGATAGGTTTTCCCGGTATTTCTGAAATTGCCGTCCGGTGTAAACTCCGGTGATAAAAATAAAAGCTGACCGCCTGCATTTGCCTGTAGCAATGAAATCGCCGGACAGAGGCGGGCATATAAACGAAGAATACCTTCATCATCTCGCTCGGCTTTTACTTCCAGCACCTCCCCCATATTCCCGAAATTACGGGAATGTTCCGGCCATAACAGCGCGGTATACAAAGAGGGGTCATATAATTCAGCGGCATCAAGCAACCATTGTTCTTCAATAAATCGCTTATCAACCGTTTCACCCGCAGTGGCGATACAAATCCAGTTTGTTGCCAGTTGTGAACCTGACATATTGCCTCCGTTCATGCTGCGGTTTTCAGTATCGCCAATAAAATTAACCGCCGCATTCACTTCATTTCGGATATAGGCTATTAGCCGAACACATCAGAAATAAAGCGGGATTTAATATACAAACGCCCGTGCATAATGTGTGCATGGCTAAATATTCAGAAGAATTAAAAGGCGTTGCGCGGGCGCTTTATTTAAAACGCTATACCCCGCAGGAAATTGCCAGCGAACTTAATCTGCCTAACAGACGCATTGTCTATTACTGGGCGGAGAAATATTGCTGGGCGGAATTACTCAGTCATGAATCCACCGAAGATGCATTAAACCGTCGCATTCAGTCACTGACATTACGTGAAGGGAAATCGGAGCTGGAGCTGCGGGAGCTGGACAGTCTCGTTTCTCACCTGGTGAAACTACGTGCACAGCACAATAAGCATCAGGAAAAGCTGGCAGAAATTAAACACAGTGAAAATGATGCGCCGGCGCGCCAGTCCGGTGGCGACGAAAAGTCCCGGAAACGTGGCAAGTACAAAAAGAACGACATCAGCGGGCTGACACAGGAAGATTTTGACCGGTTCGCGCTGGAGCACCTTTTCGGCTACCAGAAACACCTTCGCGCTAATCTTCATCAGCAAATCAGGAACATCCTGAAAAGCCGCCAGATTGGTGCAACCTGGTATTTCTCAATAGAAGCCTTTGAGAATGCGGTAATGACAGGCGATCCGCAAATCTTCCTGTCTGCATCAAAGGCTCAGGCTGAAGTATTCCGCAGCTATATCGTCAACATTGCGGAGCAGTATTTCGGCGTGGAGCTGACAGGAAACCCCATCCGCCTCTCCAACGGCGCGGAGCTGCGATTCCTGTCCACCAACAAGAACACCGCCCAGTCATACAGCGGCCATCTGTACTGCGATGAATATTTCTGGGTACCCAACTTTGCAAAATTAAACGAAGTGGCCAGCGCGATGGCCACACACGACAAATGGCGAACCACCTACTTTTCCACCCCCAGCAGCAAAACGCACCAGGCATACCCGTTCTGGACAGGTGAAGAATGGAAGCGCGGTGACAAAAAACGTGCACGCGTACAATTTCCCACGGAGAAGGAGCTGCGTGACGGTGGACGGTTATGTCCTGATGGTCAGTGGCGCTACATCATCACGATGGAAGACGCGATCGCAGGCGGGTTTAATCTCGCCAGCATCGGGAAACTGCGCAACCGCTACAACCGCGACACTTTCAACATGCTGTATATGTGCGTGTTCGTGGACAGCAAGGACAGCGTATTTTCGTTCTCTCACGTGGAACGCTGCTGTGTTGATCCGGATATCTGGGAGGATCATGACGAAAACCTGCCCCGGCCGTTCGGCAATCGTGAAGTGTGGGCGGGCTATGATCCGGCTCGTAGCGGTGACACCTCCACCTTTGTGATTATCGCGCCGCCGATAGTGGCCGGCGAAAAATTTCGTGTGCTGCGTGTATTTCACTGGCAGGGGATGAACTGGAAGTGGCAGGCGGCACAAATCAAAAAGCTGTTTGGTCAGTACAACATGACTTACATCGGCATTGATATTACCGGACTGGGGAGCGGGGTCTTTGAGGATGTGCAGCACTTCGCCATGCGTCAGGCGGTGCCTATCCGCTATGGCGTGGAGACGAAAAATCGCCTGGTGATGAAGATGATCGACGTTATCGAAGATGGCCGTGTGGAATGGGATAAGGAAAAAACCGAAATTGCCGCCAGTTTTATGACCATCCGCCGCACGTCCACAGCCAGCGGTAACGCCATGACGTTTGTCGCTGACCGTACAGCAGAAACCGGCCACGCTGACAGTTTCTGGGCTATCGCCCATGCCATTGACAACGAGCCATTAAACTTTGAAAACCAGCGAAAATCACGCTGGGGTAACTTAGGGAAAGCAGCATGAAAAAACGGAAATACAGGGAACGCCGCACCGCCAGCAAGCCGCGCCATATGAGCCTTATTACCCTAGGTAAACCGGAACCCATTCTGACGACCGGCACAAACTACACAGACGTCTGGTATGACAATGAAGCGGAACACTGGACGCTCCCGATTGACCGGCTGGCGCTGGCGCAACTGGTGAACCTGAACGCGCAGCACGGCGGTGTGCTGTATGCTCGTCGCAATATGGTGACGGCAAACTATAAAGACGGCGGACTGACGCATGAACAGCTTGGTGCAGCCGTGTTCGACTGGCTGACCTTCGGTGATGTGGCCATTCTGAAAGTGCGTAACGGCTGGGGGGATGTGGTGGCACTGTACCCGCTGCCGGCACTCTATACCCGCCAGCGTAAGACCGGGGAGTTTGTGGTACTGCAGCAGGGTGAACCGATGATTTATCCGCCTGAAGATATTATTTTTCTCAGGCAGTACGATCCGCAACAGGCGATTTATGGTCTGCCAGATTATATCAGCGGTATCCATTCTGCCCTGCTTAACGGTGAGGCAACAATTTTTCGTCGGCGTTACTACCATAACGGCGGACACACAGGTGGTATGATCTACTGTAACGACCCAAATATGACTGATGAAGTGGAAGAAGAAATTATTCAGAAGCTGGAGCAGTCAAAGGGGATCGGGAACTTCAGCACCATGTTTGTGAACATCCCCAAAGGCGATCCGGACGGCATCAAATTTATCCCGATTGGTGATATCAGCGCCAAAGATGAGTTTCAGAACATCAAGAGCATCAGCGCCCAGGACGTACTGACCGCGCATCGATTCCCGGCAGGACTGGCGGGGATTATCCCGACGAACGGCGCAGTAATGGGAGATGTTGAGAAAGCGGCCAAAACCTACCGCAAAGCAGAGATTTTGCCCATTCAGCGCATGTTTACCGCCGCAGTGGAACAGGAAAGTGATGTACCGCCCCACCTGTACCTTAATTTCCTGAAAGACAGTGAGCTGGAAGGTGATTAATGTCCGCAAAAAGGCTAAAATATCATCGTTTTCCAACTTCCGGAGCGATGGATATGCGGGTAATGAAGGTTTACTGTCCGGTATGTGAGGCAAGGGCTGTTATCAAAAAAACAGCCCGAAAACACAAGGAACTGTCGGATTTATATTGTGCGTGTACCGATGTTGAATGTGGTCACACTTTTGTGATGAATATGACATTCTCACATACCATCAGCCCCAGCGCCAAATCCTGCGATGCGTTGATCGCCACTATCTGCAACAGCCTTGATATGCAGCAAAAACAGCTGATGCTCAAGTTTTTAAGTCAGGACGGCACAGCAGCTGCTTAGAAAAAGGCACCAACTGGTGCCTTACTTTTTACACACTGGCCTCAGTCTTAATAAAGGCAATGCCATCTTTAAGAAATGCGTGATAATTTTTCCCACTTAAAGGAGAACGAACCAACGCTGTAAATGGCAATAAGGCATCGACAATATTAGCAAACTGCTCAAAACTGACTTCAAAGTGTTCCATTGCCAGTTCATCAAAATCAGTCGTTTCATAAAGTTCATCACCGATATTAAACATCCCCATCAGCAATTCCTCATACGAAAAATAATCCTGTTTCATAAGGCGTTCTCTTTTTCACCACAAAACGGGCAATATGCCATCGCAACACTGCACTCCAGATGAGTAAGGTTCTTTGCCATGTCACCATTTTTCTTTTTCGCCCTGAATGCCATCTTATAGCGCATATTTACATGAATACGACCACTAGAAAGAAAAAATACAGAGTTATCCCACCCCGTCTCGAATCCCTCAAATACTTCCGCTCCTTCAGGTACTTTTTCAAGCAGACGAGTTTTAACTGCATTACCGACATGTTTTAAGCAATCACACATAGAACTTTCCTCCTACTTTTCTCTATTAAATATCCAGCAGCGGAATGTTTCCGGCATCCGTTGCATATCCCCTTTACCACGATTATGGCGTTCACTTACCGCGCTGCGCGTGGTGCTTTGTCTGATAAACCGGCGTTCATTGCCGTTTTTAAGCAGCTTTTTAATTTCCGTTAACGTGAACGGAATGCGCTGCCGGTGTGCTGCGGCGACTTCTTCCATGTGATTGAAATTAACTGCGATTTCATTTTCATCTGATGAATGATTGATGCCATAGGGTGCCAGTTCATCCAGGTAATCAAACAGCTCCCAGAACTCCTGAACCATCGGATGATCCTTTTTAAGTGCCTGACAACGTTCAACGGCCAGCGCGGTGATGGCTTCACGCGTTTTTTCTATACGTTCAACCGGCACCGGTACAACAAGCGCAAGCGCCTCCAGCAAGCCCACAAGCTGCGCGTGATTCTTTGCAATACGGATATGGCGAATACTGCTATTAGACTCCAGCTCATTCCTAGCTCGCTCGTACCCCCTGCCGAACGTCTGCATGATTTCTTTTTCGCGCATGGTGGCCAGTAATGTGAATCCGGATACCTGGCTAACGGGGAGTTGTTCAAGTCGTTCTGCCGCGTGGCGCGTCTGAATAGACTGTCCACGCTTGTCAGTATATATATGGATAATACGCTCCAGAAACGCCTTACTGCCGTCTGTATCGGCGTTCTGCGCAATCACAATGCTGCCTCTGAATGGTGGTTCGTATGTCTCGTTATTGTTGGACTTTATCCCCACGGCGCGGGAAGCTCGCCCGTTATACAGTGATTTCAGTTCATCCCAGTCAAAAGCGCGTTGCTTGGCGTTATCGGTAGTACGGTCGCCCTCAATCAGCACAACCGGCAGATTACCGACCTGGGCGAAGTTACGGCCACGCGCGGCGGCGGTAGATTTAGATGGGTCAAACCCTTCGTATTCCTCACGGCCGGCGAGCTTCCAGAGAAATTCTATCAGCGTGGATTTACCTGTCCCCGGCTCGCCCACGATTTCCAGAAACGGAAATGACTTATCACGCTCCCGGATTTGTTCGGCAAACAGCGACCCCAGCCAGAACGCCAGCGCCACATACCCTTTTTCACCAAATGCCGTCCAGATATCGTCAATCCAGCCCGTGGTAAACTCATGCAGCTTAGGATTCAGATCCAGCGCCGGCGTCAGACTCAGGCTTTTAATGCTGGCGTGATTGATTTCAAAGTAGTCCTCATCGTTCATTTCATACAGCCGGCCATCGCAAACGGCCACGCGATTAAACAGCCACGCAGAGTAATCCTTGTTGTAACCAATAAAATTCTGCGTTTTAACCTCTTTGATTTCGGGAAGCCGCATCTGGATGAATTTATCCAGTTGTTTGGTACTGCCGGTGTACACCGCCCCTTTGGCGATATGCAGAAGACGCTTTTTGAACTCGGCGGAACTGGTGAGCTGATTAGCCGTAAAAGTATCTTTCACGGCTGGCCGGTTCGGCATATTGACCTTCACGTAATACCAGGACTCGTCTGTAGGTTCAGACCGCTGGAAATAAAGCGGCGTCAGCCAGCAATTGGCTATCTCAGAAACGCATCCCGATTCCTTAACTGCTCGCTCTCTGGCTTCCCATTCCTGTATCACTTCGGAACCGGTACTGGTGATGCGTTCCAGTGCGCGGGTGTACCGGTCAAGATCCAGCTCAAACCAGTACATACGGGAACCATGTTCGAAATAAAAGGAGTGCCATTCATTGTGCTGATGCATAAGAAGGGCTTTCTCAGTCGGGCTTTTTGCCAGAAGGAGATCGCCATAGTAGCGATAATTTTTAATGTCCGACTTACTGAACCGGTTACGTAACAACAGGTCATTCCAGTCCAGCGATGCCGATGATTTCACCGGCTGCGCGGCACGGGTTTTCCATCCTGCAGCATCACTACGGGCAGCGAACGCCAGCGTGTGCTTTGTGCCGGCTTTATCGCCGTCAAACGCCCATACAAGACGTGGACGTGGTTTTTCACCCAGTTCTTTGGCCAGCGTATCCAGTGCGGCCAGCGGATAGTTGTTACTGCTCAGTGTGGCAACTGCAGGTAACCCTGCCTGGCACAGACTCAGCGCGTTGAAGATTCCCTCAGTGATCCAGATTTCGTTCACTTCCTGCAGGTTGATAAAGGGAGGAACCCACCAGTGACCGACATAGCTTCCCCTGATGTTGGCTTTCTGCTTACCGAAGCGCTGCGGCTGGTCAATGATGCGCTCCCATGTTGCACCGCATGACAGCGAAAATCTGACCGTTGCCGACCCCATGCCATCCTTCACGAATGCACCCTGGGTAAAACAGCCTTTTAATGGCTCAGTCTCCAGCCCTCTGGCCTCGCGCAGATACGCCTCAGCTACTGCATGGGGGTTATCTTCTGTGGTCTGGTAACGTTTTGACCAGTCTTCAAAGATATCCGGATACAGCTCTTTCACGACAATCTGATGTGCGCAGTTATTTTCACGGCCACATTTCAGAATCCAGGGCTTTTCTATGCTGGT